CATCCCAATAATTAACAAAGTCTTTAGATTTAAATGGTGCTGTACAATAAACTTTATTTTCTCTAAATAATTCTCCTTGTTGATTAAATAAAAAACTTGTTTCATTAAAATTATATTTACCTGGTTCTTTAAATAAACTAAAAATAAAATCAAAAAATAATTCTCTTGATTCAAAATCAGTAATAGTCCATTGACCATTATCCCAAGTTGGTATATTATTATAAATTTTATCCATGCTTATTGATCATAAGCCATACCAATACCACCTCTAACTTTACTTGATTGTTCTTCTTGAAGATCTTTATATACTCCTTTAAAAGAAGATCTTATTTGATCAAAGTTTTTTGCAGCACTTACAATAGAGTTTATATTACCATCTCTACCATCTGTAATACTTTGTGTTTCCATATATCTTGCTAATCTATCTAACATAGAAGCAATACCTTTATAAGCTCTTGAAGTTGGTGTTTCATACATTTTTTGACAAAATTGCAATGCTTTATGAATACTATCATCTTCTACTGAAAAATCAGAATTTATTTGTTTTAATATTAAATCTTCTTTATCCATTTCAGGAGTATAAAAAAAAGGATTTAAATCAGGATTTGGACAACTCATATAAAACAAGTATAAGTAGATTTTTAAATGCTCTTCTGGATACTCATCCATAACATCTTTTAATGCTTTTAAAGTATAACAGTGTTCTGTAGGAACTACAACACCATTTTCAATATCAAATAATTTAATTGTCATTTTATTTTTTTAATAGGGTTATCTTTTAAATAATGCATAATACTTATAACTTCATCTTGTAAATAAGGAACTGGTATTACAATTACTTCTTTTACAATAGGATCTCCATTTTCATTATACTTAGTAACTGGATAACCATTTAAATCTTTTTCATCTTCATCAAATATTACATGATGAATTAACATTTTTCCAACTTTTAATTTTGGATTATGCTTTAATATAATATACATATAAACACTTAATTGTAATGCATAATGATTAAAGTTACAATCATCTAAATTATTAACTGGGTTAGATAATTTTTCTGAAATCCCATCCCAGTTAATATAAGATTCTTTTTTAATTTCTTTATTTGTTTTATAATCAATAATATTTACTGTATTATTTACTACTTCTACTAAATCTGATTGACCACATATACCAGCAGATTTTAAATACACCATATGCTCTGGATATATTCCAGGTTCAAGTTTTTGAATAGGTGCTATTTTTAATCCATCTTTTAAAGCTAATGGTTGTATAACTGGTATTGTAACTCCATTTTTTTCCATAGATGCAAATGAACATATATCAGCTTCTCTTTGATTATGATAATATGTACCTAATGCACTTGCTCTTGCTGATTCACAATTCCATATGTTTTGTATTTCTAAAGGGTTTATACCAAACCATTTAGATTTTTTAGTTTTAGAAACTTTTTCAGCAATTTTTTTAGCATCAAAAGGTTTTTTAAAATGATTAATTATTGTTGTTACACTTATCCAATTAATTTTTTCATCATTAATACTTACATATGTATGATCATCTGATTTAAATGCTATTGTCATAATTTATAAATTTTATTTTCTTCTTTTTCAGTAAAAATTTTTTTCCATTTTGCGCCATCAGGATGAGGACAAGATGATGATAGTGATCTAGTTTTAAATGTTAATGAACATCCGCATTCATTACAGCATGGACCAGTTCCTTTTACAGCACAATCATTTCCTTTTAATTCACAATTATTACATATATCATTTCTTAGTAAAGCAATTTTTTCTACAAACTCATCTCTAATAACTGAATTTTTTATACCTTCTAAAATTTCTTTTTTATTTTTCCAAAGTGTTTTTAATATATTACTCATACTTATTTTTTTTAAATGTTTTTTTTCTTGTTTCTTCAATTATAATCATATGTTCTAATTGAATTAATAAATCAAGTTTATTTTCAATCATTTTTTTATTATAATATGCTGCATAAGTGGATGTATCATGTTTTTCTAAAATATTTTGAAATTTAGGTATTGATTTTTTTATTAATCCTGTTTTTGCAACAAAATGTCCTAGGCCTTCTACATTAACTCTAGGATGTTTTAAATCAGTTAATAAATTTTTAACTGTTTTATAATAAAATTCAACAACTTCTTCAATTAAAAAACTACTGTGATTTAATGTTTCAGATAATTCAATATATAACTTATTAGGTTTTTGAGGTATCATCACTTAAAAATTTATAGTCTAATAAAACAATACCTTCTGTTTGTAATTGTAAGTCAGGATTTATTAATATTAATTTTTTATTACTAAGATCTTTAATAACTAATTTATTTTTTTCTGCTTTATTGATACAATTTCTTACAGTTTGTGATGATTTAAAAATACAATCTTCTTCTGAAGATGCATCATAACAAAAATGTGTAAGCTCTATTGGTTGATTAAGGCTTAGTAATGTCATACAATTAAGATCTGAATCAGTTACTGCAATTTTTTTAATATAACAATAAGTCATTATTTGATACTTTATTATATCCCATTTAGTAAGCCTTGTTTTTTTTTGAACTTGGTTTACAATTGCCATTTTTATGATTTTTTAAGAATTCTTTTTTTTTCAATATTTACATTATCAGATTCATCATTTTTTTCAATATCTTCTTCTTCTTTATTTTCTTGCATCATTATTGCAAACTGCATTTGTATGTTAGCTCTTTTAAATCTAACTTCATCAATTTTTAATAAGATGTTTTCATAATCATGTTGTGCTTGCAAATAAGATAGTGAACCATTATAAAATGATAACATTTCTTCTTTTTTTAAATTTAGTTCATCAGATGTCATTTCATCTGTTCCTAATACATTTTCATTTAAGTCTTTCATTGTTTATATTTTTAAAGTTTAAACAAATATACTATAAAAGTTTAAATAAAAAATATTTAAACAAAAAAAAATCCAAATAAATTAAATTACCTGGATCTTTGTAATGTCTATAAGTTAATTATCTATTTTTAATAGTCCAATTTAATATTGTTAACATATAAAATTCTCTAGAAATATCTATTTCTAAAGTAAATAAATCTACTGAAGATAATCTAAATCTTATAGATATCTTGTCCCATTGTTTTGTTGCTGATTTCCAGCTGTTTCTAAATTTCATAATTGTTTGTTTAATTAATTAATATCTTTACTTTCTAATAATGTATATGTAAAATGATTGCCATAAAAGTTTTTAGCTTTATTTACTATAGCCATAAACTCATTAAAATCTTTTACTTTTTTAAATACCTGACAGCCCTCTGACCAATTTTCTACAAAGCTAGATACTGTACCTGCTTTGTGTATATTGATTCCAAACATTCCTGTATCTGTTTCAACCTCATCAAAGGTCATGTTTTTATTTTTATCTCTCCATACAGTTACATTACCTAGTCTTTGGCATACTGCTTCATACTTTCCTTGGTGCTTAGATATAGCATATACTCCTCTATACTGTCCTGGAACTAATCTAGCTACACCATTAGCATTGTGATATTGTGTTACTCCTTTCTTACCTGGTTCAGTTGTATTGTCCCACTCATGATATTTCCATACTCCATCTAACTTATAAGATAAAGTCATTTTATCATCAAATAAATTAGTTACTGTTTTACCTGTATCAGAGTTTCTTACTCCTATTATATTAACATCATAGTTTCCAGGACCTTTAAAATAAGTGTATCCTTTTTCTTTTACTGCTGCTTCTATTTGTTCTCTAGTGTATATCATTTCTTTATTTTTTTAATGTCATCATTAATATCCTTAGCTCTTGCAAAAAGTAACTTCATTGATTGCCATAGGTCTATGCCTTTGACTACTTTATAATTCTCATTAATACTCATTACCTCTATAGAAGCTAGTACTAATGCCACTACTTTAGTAAGCATAAATGGCACACTAAAAAATGTTAGTATGATATCATTTAGTACAAATTTGTCTATAAGAAAAAACATAATAACAGTTACCTCATAAAGTGCTAATTTGCTAATTATACTTGAGAGCTTTCTACTACTTATTTTTTCTTTTAATTTTTTAGCTTTCCAAATACCAGTAAAAGTATCAATAGCTATTAATACTCCTATCATCAAGAGTATTCCTGAGATTGGTAAAAAGAATGCAAGGCAAATAGATATTAAAGTCAAAAGTTCTGATTGTATAGATATTAGTAGTAGTGATAGTTGTGTTTTCATAATAAATAAAGTTTAATCAACTTATATCCAAAGTATACAAGTAGTATAAGAAATAGTATTACTCCTAGTACAGCAAAGAAATTTACCCACCATGGAATGTATTTAATTTTTTCTGGTTTTAAAGTTTTGGTAATAACTTTGGTATGATAGACATCATTACCCTTAATTGTTTTATAGATTGTGTGTACTTTAGCTTTTGTATAATATACATTATCTTTAATTTTAGTTTGTACACTAATTAAAGTACCATCTTTATCTCTTAGTTCCTCTTTTAATTTAGATACAACATTACCTAATGAATCACAATATAAAGTGTCAATTAAAGTTATAGTTTCTCCAGGAATTATGATTGTAGTATCTTTGATTTGTATTACAGTTACTGTACTATCTTTTTGAACACACAAAGGACAATACTTAGCAAGTTTTTTTTCAAGAGAACAAGATGATAATAAAAGAAATAATATAATTAAGTATTTCATATTGTTTATTTTATTGATTTAAACAAGTTTCACAATCTATAAAACAATCTTCAACAGCATCAATTATTTTTGTTGGTAAAGATGTTAAATCCCAACTAATAATTTTATAACATCTTGGACTAAAATTTGTAGTAAAACTTATAAGAAAAGAATAATCAACTTGTAAACCAAATTGATATTGAACTACTTCAGTTTCTAATGTTAAACAATTTTGTATTGTATAAAATACAGGAGTATTACAAGGATTATTATTTTCAATACAAACTTCACAATCAACATATGGAGAATCATACTGTATAAATGAACCTGTTAACAATGTAAAGTGTACTTCTGGTACAAGACTAATTGTCCAACAAAATCCAAATTGATCTACAAATGTTTCTCCAGGAGTACCTCCACCTAATTGTGCTAAAGTTGTATAAAGTGAAAAATTTAAATTATTACATAAATCTTTACAACAAGAACGTATAAGATAAATATCAGGACATATATTATCTCCTAAACATGTTGTACAATTTTCTGCTAGATAACTTGAAGCAACTGAAACTATACCATTTATAGGTGCTGGAGTTGTACCTGTTACTCTCCAACAAAATCCAAAATTATCTGAAAAAGTATCTCCTAATCCTATACCAGGTAAAGTACTACTAAATATTGTTTCAAATACTTCACAACATGAATCTACTACTAAATTTTCAGGACATGGATTTTCATTTAGACATGTTTCACAACTTCCATATAGATCTCTAACAATTCTTATTGAATTAACAGGATCTGTTGTTGTACCTAATAATGTCCAACAGTTTCCTTCATCATCAAAAAATGCTCCAATAGGAGGTAACCCAGGAGTATCAAAAGAAATAATTTCTTGTGTTAATGAATCACAACAATTTTGTATTAATAAATTAATTGATGGAGCACACTCTTCTTTTATTTCTATTCGTGTAGACATTATAAGTTATATAATATATGTAATTAATGCATCACCTCCAGAAAGAGTTTCAATTTGAAATAAATTAGCAGCAAAATAATTATTTAATGTTCCTGCATCATAATAAACAGTTTCTCCAGGATATACACCTGTAAAATTTGCACCATTATCAGTACTAACACTTATAGGAGCACCACTAGTAACAGGACATGCTATAGATATAGATTGTATTTGAACACTAATTCCAAGTGTTACTCCACTTATTCTTTCTATTACAGGAATTTTGGATAATGCTGGAGTTGGTACAGGTGCAGGAATTGCAATAATAGCATTAATGATACCTTGTAAACCTTTTAGCATTTTTAATTGCCAAGGAAAGTTATTTCCTTTTAAACCATCTGTTTTTAAATCTCCTACTGACATAGTTTTTTTTATTAGTATTTATTA